GAAGTCAAAGAGCAAGTGCGGGAAATGGAAGCGCGGTGGGCAAAGGAAGGGGCGCCGGTATGACGCTATCCAATCGCATCATCGTAGCGACCGAAACAGACCTGTTGGACATTGTTCGCGCCGAAAACCGCCACCGCGACGCATCTATTCTGCGCCAGGCAGTCGTCTATGCAATGCTGCAAAAGGGCGTTAATCTCAGCGAAATCTCCCGTCAAATCCACCGAGACAGACAGAGTGTGCGCCACGCGATTGAGTGCCACGACCACGATATTGTCTATTCCCCGCCGTATCGCGTCATCTACGACGCCCTGTGTAGAACGCTCCCGTTATTGGAGAGTTATCCCCACCCCTGAACAATCTACCCGAATCCGTTGTATTTTTGGCGCGGCGGGAATTTCCACCTCCTGATTTGCCGCTCTAAATACCAATGCTGGCAAGGGGCGCCCTAAGCCCCTTGTTTTGTTTATGAATGTATCTGTAAAACAACTTGTAAATAATAACGGGCAAATACCCGATGTGCCGAAGAACCCGCGCTTCATCAGGGACGACCGTTACGCCTTGCTGAAAGCAAATATCGAAGCGTACCCCGAAATGCTTGCATACCGCGAATTGCTTGTGTTTCAGCATGGCGGAAAATACATAGTTCTTTGCGGCAATATGCGATTGCGGGCAATGAAGGAATTGGGGTATGCAGAAGCCCCGTGCAAGGTCATTCCGGCGGAAACAACAGCCGAAAAACTCCGCGCCTATGTGCAACTTGACAACGTGCCTTTCGGGGCTAATGACCATGACGCGCTGGCTAATGAATGGAATTTGGACGAGTTGAACGCATGGGGAATGGAGTTCAATGACTTTGGCGATGCTAATAAAGAAATTGACACCGAAGGTTTCGGCTCTGAAATGTTGATAAAACTGAAATATACCGAAACGGAATATATCGCGGTAAAAGAGCAACTCGCTAAGATTGCTCCTACTCCCGAAGCGGCGGTATGGAAATTATTAGGCAATGAATAAACATAAATTTCCTTACATCTGGAGTATGTCCGGCGGCTATCCGGCGCAATAGAAACGGCGGAATTACCGGAAACAGTTAAATAACAGTTAAATGCAATGTGTCGAATCTACCTGATGAAAAGCGTTGGAAACCCGGACAAAGCGGAAACCCGAAAGGACGCCCACCAAAGTCCATTACGCAAGTCCTCGCCGAGATAGGCGACGGGACGAGCATTGACGGCGTGTTGGAAATTCGGGATAAAGAGGGTAAAATAACGCGGATAGTCATTGATGCAGAAAGCCGAAAAACGCGCAAGGGACGCATTAGGACGCTGAAATACATGGTCGGGGCGCGGCTATATCAGTTGGCGCTTTCGGGGGACTTAGGGGCGATAAAAGAGATAAACAACAGGTTGGACGGGGCGGTAAAAATACAAGACGAAACGGGCGTAATGAATGACAATGCAGCACAACTTGCCGCCGCTTTTGCCGCCGCGATGGTTTCCGCTACCGGAGCGGGCGTTATACCACAAAGTGCGGACGGCGTGGCAGCAGAGCCGGAAGAAACATAACGTAGTAGCAGCCGGGCGGCGTTCTTTCAAAACAGAAACGGCAAAGCGCAAAATTGCGCGGCTTGCACTCTGCGTTCCGGGAAATTACTTCTTTGCAGCCCCTACGCGGGGTCAGGCAAAGAAAATAGCATGGCAAGACCTTAAAGACCTTACGAAGCCGCTATGGGCTAAAGAAACGAATGAAAGCGACCTGATAATTTACCTTGCTACAGGCAGCACGATACATTGCATAGGGCTTGATGCTCCGGCGCGGATTGAAGGTCAAATATGGCACGGCGGTATATTGGACGAATACGGGAATATGAAGCCCGAAGTGTGGCCGCACCACGTGCAGCCCGTTACAGCCGATACAGGCGCATGGGTGGATTTCATAGGCGTACCGGAAGGGCGGAACCATTATTACGAATTGGCTGAATACGCCCGGATGTCCGGCGATAATGAATGGGCGTTTTTCACATGGAAAAGCGCCGACGTATTACCGGCGGAAACGATTGAAGCAGCTCGGCGGCAGTTGGATGAAAAGACATTCCGGCAAGAATATGAAGCAAGTTTCGAGGGCGCGGGTGAAACAACATACTACACATTCGACGAAGAAAGCATAGTTGCACAGCCCTTTGTACCGGACGCGCCGACCGTCATGTTTTGGGACTTCAACGCAAGCAAAGAAAAGCCGATGGCGACCGGACTCCTTCAAACTATTGGCGGCATTGACTACGTAACGAAGGAATTTGTTTTCAAGTCAACAAACACGGAGCAGCAGTGCCAGGCGATAAAGGCATTTTTCGAGCAGAATAATTTTACCGGAACGCTTGCCGTTACGGGCGACTACATGGGAACGCGAAGCGAGAGCAGTGCAAGCCGGAGCGATTATGCAATTATCGAAAGTTATTTCAAGAACTACCGGGGCTATGTTGTAAAAATCCGTCCGACGCTTTCAGTAAAGGACCGTGTAACATCATTGAACGCAAGATTTCGGGTAGCATCCGGTGAAAGAAAATTGTTTGTTGACAAGGGCTGCACAAAACTAATTCAGGATTTGCGTCGGGTAAATTGGAAAGACAGCGGCACGGCAATAGACGGCAGCAATCCTGAATTAACTCACATATCCGACGCCCTTAGTTACTGGGCATACAATTACTATCCATTCGACAGAAAAGAGATTATAGTACGATGAAACCACAGATAAACAACGAACGCGGACACATTGCAGTCCGCAACGCTTCCGACACCGCCTACGCCGAACTCCGCGCCGCATCAGGCGGCACAGACGATAACAGCGTAATGACAAAGGCGGACTTGGATACAGCCCTTGAGGGCGTGGGTGGGGGCTTGCCGTCAGGCATGAGTTACGTTCTTGCAACGGGCAGCATAACGAACTACGATGATGCGTTTGTTATCTCTGCTGCGGAAGGGTATTCTCTGACAGTTCCAACGAACACCCGCTGGTTTATTCGTTGCGAGGTTGTCGGCTGGGGCGCGGGCAACTCGAAAGTCGGTAGTTTCACCACATCGGCAATCGTTAAGAATGTCGCAGGCACGGTAACGATAACGAATGAAGTGCAAGAGCATGAAAACAATCTGAACGGAGTATTTACATCGCAGGACATCCTGTCTGTTTCCGGCACGTCGCTCGTTATCAGCATTTGGGCAGGCTCTCTTGCCGTTTGCCCTGTTACCACGAAAGTTTATTGCACGATATTCGCTGTCTAATGGGCAAACTCGCTATCGGAATAAAGCAGGGTGAAACGTTCTTTAAGGAGATGCGCCTGAAAGACGATGCGGGAGTAGCAATCAGCACTTCCGGCGCAACGATAACGGCGGAAATCCGCAAGGCAGGCGATAATACACTTGAAGCCGAATTTGACGTTTCTTTGCTTTCGGACAATTGGTTCAAACTGCAATTAGAGCCGGCGGTAACGGAAGATTTGCCCCGCGTGAAGGGTCTTGTTTGGGACGTTCGTTTTGAAACTTCGGGCGGCGTGGTATATTACACCCCCCGTGATTCGGTAGAGGTTCTGGACACTGCGACGGAGGCGTAATGCGAATAGAAACGACGGTCATAGAGCAGGTCGTAGAAGTGTCCGGCAATGCGATTGAGATTGAAATTACGGAGAATGTGCAGACGGTTGAAACGTTGCAGGGGACGCTAAACCTGACATTCGACGGCACAACGGCAAGCGTAACGGCGGCAACCGCTCTCGGCGGTCATAGGGTTGTTACAATGGACGGCAACTACGCAAGCAAGGATAATTCAGCCGATAAGTTCAGCATACTCGGAGTTACGCAAGGGGCGGTATCTTCCGGCCACACAACAACGGCGACAACGTTCGGAGCGATAACGGAGCCAACTTGGACTTGGACGCCGGGTCTTCCGGTCTTCCTCGGCACAAACGGACTGCTGACACAAACAGCGCCGACAACAGGTTTCCGTATCATAATCGGCAGGGCAATTACAGCAACTACGATGTTCGTAGATATTTCAGAACCAATAGTACTCTAACATGGCAGCGAAAAAATACCTCAAAAACAACGCCGGAACTATCACAGAAGAATCCGCCGTCCAAACTTCCGCCGGCGCGGGGGATGACGGCAAAATCGTGGCGCTAACAGCGGCGGGCGTTCTCGATAGTACGATTGTCAATTCCGTTACCACGTCGGCGGGTGCTGGTGATAGTGGCAAAGTTGTGGCGCTTGACGGGGCGGGCAAAATTGATAACACCATGATGCCGACGGGCGTCGGGGCTGACACCCAAACGATAACAGCGTCAGAGAATCTTGCCGCCGGTGATTTGGTAAATGTCTGGAATAGTTCCGGCGCAAAAGTGCGGAAAGCCGATGCAACAACGGCGGGGAAAGAGGCGCACGGTTTCGTTTTGGCGGGCGTTTCGAGCAGCAACCCTGCGACGGTATATTTCGAGGGAACAATCACGGGCTTAACTTCGCTTACGCCCGGCGTTCAATTCCTTTCGACAACGGCGGGAACGGCAACCGCAACCGCTCCGAGCAGCAGCGGGAACGTAGTGCAGCGGGTAGGATTTGCCACGTCTTCGACAACTCTCAATTTTCAATCTCAATCGCCTGTAGTTTTAGCATAATACAATGGCAGTCAAAAAACCCTTAGTCCTTTACACGGACACCGTAAAAGAAATTGCCGCCTCTGATTCGATTGCAGGGGCGGTAGTTTCCGGTGCGGTGGATAACGCCGCCCTCCGCGCTGACGGCACGGGCGGGGCAACGTCGCAGGGTTCGGCTATTGTTATCTCGGACTATACGACCTCAACGCAGAACAACGTGCAGATAAAAGCCGACGACGGCAGCACGGCGGATATTACGCTTGTGTTAAGTCCGAAAGGTACAGGGGCGTTGACAGCGCAGAAGCCGGACGGCACGGCAACAGGGGGAAATGCGCGGGGAAACGCTTGCGTGGACTGGCAGATGTACAGGGGTAATGCCGATGAAGTTGCGGCAGGTGGGTACGCGGTAATAAGTGGCGGGCTTCGGAATAAAACTACAGGGAATTACCCTGTCATCGGCGGCGGCTTTGAAAACTTTATCACAGGCGGTAGTGCGGCGGTAATTGGCGGTGGCTACGGTAACCGTTTGAGTGGCGATTATTCTGCTATATTAGGTGGGCGCGAGAACGTAATCAGTGCAAACGCCAATGGCAACGTAACGATAATCGGCGGAAATTATCTGACGTTTAGCGGTAATGGTCATGCGGTCGGCTTTTTGGGTGGCTCTACGGCAATGACGATAACGGCAAGCAATGCCGCTGTTTTCGGCAACACCGATTTGTGGCTTTCCAACAACGACAATGCTCCGCGCGGAATTAGATTTTACAGTAATCATAACGCAAGCGGGGCATTTCCCAACACGACCAAACATATTAAATTGGTTGCGCCGAGTTCACTTGCAGCAGATAACTCCTACACATTGCCTACCGCTTACCCTGCCGCTGATGGCTATACATTGCAAAGCACTACGAATGGCATAATGTCGTGGGGCGTTCCTGCGGGTGGTGGCAATATGCTGAACTCCGAGAATCTGAGCGCATTAACGGACTTTGCGACGGCGCGGGCTAATCTCGGTTTGTCGTATGCTACCAAAGCGGAATTGAATACAGGGTCGGAGACATCGAAAGTCATCAGCCCGGAAGTTTTGACGGGCTTGCTTGGCAATGGCGGTTCGGTGTCGACTGCGCCAAGCGGCGTAGCGACGCTTAGTATTGGGGCATATTTCAGTGTCAATAGTGCAATAACCTCAATCTCGGACATTGATTTTGACAATGCGTTTATCGGGCGGGTTGTTTATCTGAAGTTTGACGGTGCGACAACACTTGTTCATAATGCTACGACACTGGTACTTCCGGGCGGGAAGGACATTGTAACTGCGGCAGGGGACGTTGCAACATTTGTAGCAAGCAGCGCGGAGAATGTTGTTTGTATCAATTACCAACGGGCGCAAAGTTCCCCGACGGGAGTTATCACCGCCGCGCTTGCCTCCGACCACGTTACCGTCAGCACCCACACAACCGGAACAGAGGTGTCGCTCGGCGCAACATTGGCGGCGGGGACGTATGTGTTTCAGTTTTTCCTCTTGGCGCAGTCAAGCGCAACGGCGACGGCATTGCGCTTCGGCATCAATTTCACCGGCACGGCGGCAGTTAGAAAATTCGTTTTGCGATACCCGACGACGGGAACAACGGCGGCGAATGCAACAGCGTCGAACGAAGCGCCTGCCACTACCGCGCTGCACGAATCTACAACGTCGGAAACCTTTTCGACCACAGCCCCGAACTTGGGCGGAGCAGCGGTTGCTAATGCGAACCAAAACGCTTTGTATGTAATCGAAGGACTGATTATCGTTACAGCGACGGGCGATTTGGAACTATGGCACGGCTCGGAGACGAACAACGCAACAACGATAAAAGAGGGCTCTTCACTTATCATTACCAAGATTGCATGATTGATGGACACACAGACACTAATTCTCTCGGCGGCAAGCACGATAATGGTCGCTCTTTTGGGCTGGATAGGCAAGATGCTTGTCGAACTCAAAGGCGACGTGGCGGTCATCACGGGGCAAATGGCACACCTCAACGGCAATCACGACGGACTTAAAGAATGGGTTGCACAGATTGCCGCCGATGTCAAGCGCTTAGAACACGAAACAACTATCCTAAAAACTAAACAGGGGCTGCCATGAAGGACTTTATTTTGCGGCACAGCACCCTGTTATTGCTCATTGCCGCCACGTGGCTTTTGGTGGGTGCAAGCAAGGAAGTAACCCTGCAAACAGCCCTGACGGTGGCGACTTTCGAGGGTATTGCCTTGCTGTTGATTTACTTAGTGTTGTACGTATTCAGCCCGGTAAATTGGTTAAAGGAGCTAAGCGATGAAATGGCAAAACGGTCTTTTCGGAACAAAACAACCTTCACCGCTTCGCTTGTCATGGTGGCTGTGGTGGTTGCGTCCGTACATATTCTCTGCGGCTTTGTGGTTTGGGGTGTGTATTTCACCCGTTACAGCCCAATACCGTAACATTGTTTGGGGAGGTACAGATGAGTTTGCGCGTATTGCCAGAGGCGAAGTCGGCCAGCGTGAGGTGGGTAACAATCGTGGCTTCTGTGAAAAGTACCAAAGGGCAGCCGGAATTAGTCCGGGTAATCCGTACTGCTATGCGGGGTTATATTGGTGCAGCGTACAAGCGGGTAATTCTCCCTTTTTGAAAACCGGACTTGCCTCACTTGGGAGGAGGCATTTGGAAAAGCAGGCGCAAGCAACTACCCTCGCCTCTCGGTACGCGCTTCTTTTCTGGCAATTCCCCGATAACGCCTTCGGTCATGTAGATTTGCAGATTGAAATTCTTACCGGCGGCTGGTCAAAGTGCATCGGCTTCAACACAGGCGGCGGGGGGAGCCACAGAGACGGCGGCGGGGTGAATATCGTTAAGCGGAATCTGAAGCACCCGCTTGGAAGAATGAAACTTAGACAGATTATCGGGCTACTGAGTTAGGTTGCTATGTATATCCGTTTTACCGCTCCACACGAAGCAGACGAAAGTTGCGCCGTTTATTTCGAGAAAAATGGTCATTCTCTGAAGTTGAATGTTTATCCCGACGGCGACCATACATGGGTGCAAATCACATCGGACGGCGTTTCGTCGTCAGGCGAATTTTACGACAATGAATTGTTTGGACTGTTAGAAAAGTTCAAATGATAACAGCCGGAGCAAAGGCATTACGGGCGGGAGTCGACACCGATAGCGTAACCTGTATTAACTGCGGTATGACGTGCGCCCGCAGGCCTCCGGTAAATTTTTGAGGGTAGCAATGACAGACGAAACAGGCATCAGCGGCGAGCAATGCGGGAATGATTACGACCATGAGGAAGCGGACAGTCAGGAGTGGTTAAGCCGTTTCCACAAAGCCCGGAACAAGGACGCAGCCGCAAAGATTGTCGGACGGATTGCAAAACAAAATGCAAGTAAGATTGCCAACAGCAAGCCCGAAGAAAACAAAGTAGTTGGCGAGATTTGGCGGTAGAGTTTGCAAGTGAGTTTGCAAGTAACTTTGCGTGATTTATGACCGACAAAGAAAAAGCCGCCGAAATGGTAAAAATGCTGACGGCGTGGATTGAAGGAAAAACCGTCGAATGTCGGATTGCCGGAGAGCGTTGGGGGTGGACGGCAAATACGTTTGACGAACTGTATTTTGTCCTTAAGCGCATCCGGCAATGTGATGAAATCATAGCAAGGGTGCGGGAATGACAGAGCGCAGCCAAAACATACTGATTCTCGGATTCCTTCTAATCCTTCTGTGTGCCGTAGGATTCGGGCTAAACCGTTGCAACAATCATGCTGTTGGCAGCAACAATATGATAACCCGCGACACAGTTTGGAAAGTAACGCAACTCCCGCCGGAGCGCGACACGGTAACGGCAACGCTGACGGTAACCAAACGGTTACGGGGTGTAACCGATACGCTGACGGTTGTCAGGATTGACAGTTTCTTCCGCGATTTGCCGCCGTTTTCCTTGCGGGGTTCGGAGTTTATTACAAGCAAGCACGACACCATAACAGCGCAATACCGATACCCTGCAAATCAGTTTGAATACGTGGCCCGATACGCGCCCGACACCGTACTGACAATAACGACGCGGGAATACATCAAACCGGACAAGGTGCAATTCGGCTTGCAGGGCGGCGTAGGAATAGCGGTAGGAATTGACGGGGTGGTGCGGCCGGGGGCGTTTGTGGGTGTGGGTGTTAATTACAGGTTTTGATATGAAAAAACTCATCTTCATCATCGGCGGGCTGCTCGTTTTGGCGGCGTTTTCCGTGCCGGTGTTGGCGATAATTTTCAGGTAAAATATGTCTAACAGCATTTTCTTCCGGCTTGACTGCGATATGTATTTGTGCGATGTGTATGTATGTTTCGGCAGTCGGAAACGGCTGCACAATGCTTTGAAAAATATTGCTTCGCATGATGTAAAGGAATACGAAGAAAATTTAATCGGCAAGTCGGGGATGTTTGTTATGTACGGTAGTGTCGGTGTCATTTGGATGGAAGAAACGACAGCAAGTCCAAGAGTTATGTCGTATCTCGCACATGAAATCTTCCATTGTGCAGCCGGAATCCTTGACCGTGCAGGCGTATCGCACACCGACGAATCGGAAGAAGCATACGCCTACCTAATCGGTTGGCTCACTCGCAAAATTTACTCGAAAATTCAATTCCCCGCATGAAATCACAACAGCAATACGCAGTCAGAGAGCCGTACCTTCGTGCATTTGAGGAGGAGTTTTACGCCGTTTGGGGCGGGACACCTTTTCAGGAAGAAACGGAGAATCTGGCGTATTTCCGTTCGATGACCTGTTGGATGGACAGCAAGCATACCGACTTGCAAGCGCGGCGGGAATTGATGTACAGGTACTTGGAAAGTAACTTTGCAACATCGGCGCACGACGATACGATAAACGAACTCTATCAGATTATTCCCGTCGAAGAAAGTGTCCGTCGCGTTCTGCGTAATCTTTGCCTGCTCTACAATGATGCTCCTCGGCGGATATTCTCAGCCGGAAATTACGAAGATTTGTACCGGCAGGCGCGGGTAAATTCCGCTATGCGGATTGCCCACCAGACGGCGCGGCTGACGAATAACGCACTTGTCATGCCTGTTATCCGCAACGGCAAACTTGAAATTGATGTATTCCCCCCGGATTTGTACCGGGTAAAAACGGGTGAAAAGAACTTCCGCGACGTGGTTGAACTTTGGATTCCGATTGTCCGGCGGGGCGAAACATCATTTCACGTTTGGACAGCCGATCAATACCGGAAAGTAGACCGATACGGACGGGAACAACAGGCAGAGCCGAATCGCTACGGGCGCATTCCGGCTGTTATCTTGCAATTCGAGCAAGTGCCGGACGATTATTACGGCGGGGGAATGTACGAATTAGTTTCCGCTGCATTAGACGATAACAAGTTGAAATTCCTTGCCGACAACAACGCCGACTACAACGGATTTTCCGTTTGGCTTGCAGTGAATTTCGGGGCGGCAGCCGATACCCGTATTGCCCCGAACAGGGTATTGAGGGTGGACAATATCACAAGCGGCGAAGGGCAGGCGATTGAGCCGGATTTGCGGACGATAAGTCCTAACGCGGACTATTTGAACATCGAAGAACTCCGCGACATGCGCTACCGGCGCGCCTTGCGGAATATGGGCTTGCCGCTATCGCTTTATAGTTCAAATCCCGGCGTGGCAAGCGGCTATGCTATGTTTTTAGAGCGCATGGAACTAATGGAAATGCGAAAAACGGACGTTGATGCGATGCGGGCCTTTGAACAGGAATTACTTGATATGATTACCGTCATTGCCAATGCCGACAACAGGGCGGGACTTCCGGCGGCAACTGTGGGCGTAGATTATGCCGAATTTCAAATCACGCTGGAGCCGAAAGAAGATTTTGAACTGAAAAAAGCAAAATTCGAGTTCGGGCTAATTGCCCCATTGCATTTTGTACAGGGGCTTTCGGGGAATGATATGCTGGCAACAGACGAGGAAGCAATAGAATTTTTACGTAAGAATCGTGAAATGTTACAGAAATTAGGCAGCAATAATGCAAATGCACAAGAATCCGAAATGGCCGGAAATGCCGGAGGAGGAACTTCTGCCGGAAACGCCGGAGATGCTGCGCCTGAAACGGAGGCGTAATCAGGTGCGGGACGCCTTGCAGAGGTGCAATGATATAGTAAAGATTGAGCAACTTGCCGCAATTCTACGGGTGTAACATGGCGTATTGCACACAATACTACGACAGCATCCGGCATGAATTTGTATTGCATCACTACATTGCTCCTGACTATATCGGCTATCGTGAAAGATACCCCGTTCTGGACATTCTGAATGTCAGCCGCCCGTTTGAAAATGAATACGGGTATGTATTCAAAATAGCCCTGAAAAACAGGCGCAATTCCCCGAAGATAAACGGGCGGTATTGGCCGCGGAAATTCATAACGGAGCCATTGCCGAAGCAACAATGTTGCGATTTATTCAACCAGATTGTAAGCGGGCGGCAAGAGGTTTTGATTCGGGTAAATTGACATAGACAGGCCACAGCACTAATTTATTAACGCACGGGCAAATTTCGGGTAACACCGGAGTTTGCCCGTTTTTTTTGAGGCACACATGACAACAGAAACGGGCGCGACGCCCATAGCGGAAAGCGCGACGCAGACCGCCGCAGAAACAGCACAAACGGAAACGGGCGCGACGCCCATAGCGCCGGAAGTGCAGGCATTGATTACAGCGGCAACGAAAAGAGCCAATGCCGAGGCAATGCAGTTTCGTCAGGAATTGGCGGCAATTAAGGCAAAGGAAAAAGCCGACGCCGACGCGAAATTAGAGGCGGAAAAGAAATTTGAGGAACTTGCGGCAGCGCGGGCGACCGAACTTGCCGCAATGAAAACGCAACTTGCCGAATTTGAGACCTACAAAGCCAAAGTTACGGCGATTGAAACAGCCCGTCATGCTGAATTGCTTGCACGTTTGCCGGAGGCAAATCGGGCGGCATTGCAGGGTTTCACGATTGACCAACTTGAAAAAGTTGTCGGCTTATTGCCGACTGCCCCGGCGCAATCGCAGGGATTTGAGCGGCAACAACCGCAAACCACCGCAACAGCACAGCCGCCGAGTGTGCCGTTTGCGGGCGCAAACAGCGATGTGCAATCTTCGCTACTCAGGATTCTCGGCGGATAATGTTACACTAAACACAGAAACAAAATGGCAAACCCAAACAGTTATGATTTTACGCTCGGCGTGCGGAATGTGCAGCCGGCGTTTGACTTGCTTGTAGCGAAATACCCGACGCTGTTGTCAAAAATCCGGCGCGGCGCACCCGCAAGGGCAACAAAGGAAGAATGGCTCGAAGATTCGCTGACGGCGCAATCTACGACCATTGCATCATTCGACACCGACGGAGACGGCACCGGCGTAAACGTTGCTTCGACCTCCGGCATGGTCGCCGGGCAGTTGCTCCGTTTCACCTCTTCGGCTCATGCCGACCGGGGTGAAATCGTGAAAATTGCCTCGGTGGATTCGGCGACCGATTTAACAGTTATCCGCGACTACGGCGCGTCTGTCGGCGTTACGCTTGTCGTCGGGGATATTGTGTACTCGGTATCGAAGCCGCAGGCGGAAGGCTCGACCGGCACGGCAACGGACAACACCGAGCCGTCGAGCAATTACAATTATACACAGATTTTCGAGCGCATGGCAACGATTACCCGGACGGCGGCACAGGTGCAGCAGTACGGCGGGGCGAACACGCTTGCCTATCAGATTGAAAAGAAAATGACCGAGATAATGATGGAAATCAACAGCCAGATTATCTACGGCGAAAGGGTGCAGCGTTCCGGCTCGCAAAACGGAAGTTTCGGCGGCATGATTGCTTTCACCCGCAGCGGCAACATTGACACAACGGGCGGCGCAATTTCCAAAACGATTATCAATAATCTCATCGAAAAAGTATGGGCTGACGGCGCAATGGCAAGTAAGTTCTTGCTTGTGTGCGCCGAGAATCAGGCGCGTAAGATTTCGGCGTTCAACACGGCGGGAACGAACCCCGTTGTCATGACTTCGCCGGATTCCCGCACAACAGGCGGATACGTAGCACAGTTTCAGGGCGATTTGCCGGTGCAAAACGGCTTTGTTGCTGAAATCCTTGTGGAGCCTTCGTTCCCGAAAGACAAGGTCTTGCTGTTGGATTTGAACAGCGTGGAACTTGCGTATTTGCAGGATTTCGTTACGAAGGACGCAACGCCTCCCGGCGCTGACTACGTTTCGCAGCGGGTTTTGGGCGAACTTACCCTGCGCGTGCAAAACGGCACGAAAGCGCACGGCATTGCAACCGGACTCACTATCTAAGGGAGCGGCGCAATGGCAAAGAAAGAAGCAGCAGCGGGCGGCGGAGCGGTAACGTTCCGCGCCCTGCTTTCACCGAAACAGGGATTTACCTTCAACGGGGCTGCTTATCAGTTCCATGAATGGAAATTCGTAACGGGCGACGCGGCATTGATTGAGTTTTTGGACGCAAATCAATACTGCGAGCGTGTTGTATGAAACGCGGGCTTGGCATCCTGACCGCCGGACGCATGGGCGTGCATCCCTCAACCGTTTCGCGGAACAAAGACCGCGAAGATGTTGCGGCAGCGGCCACGGCGGTAACGCACGAAAGGGCGGCAAGTCAATTACTCACTACTCTCAATAAAAGCGATGACCTACGCGGCACTGACAGCGGACGCAACGGCGATGCGGGCGGGCAATGAGGACATACTGACGGCAGAGGAATACTCTGACGAAGATTTGGAAGCATTGTACTACGACGCGGCAAAAGCCGAAATGCTGCTCGATTTGCACAAAGTTACCGGCACAACCGAAACATCGGTAATTGATGAAATCACCGATGAAAACACTTCGGTCTTGCAGGCGGCGCTCGCACATAAGCAACTTGCGATTTTTTACCGCCGTGCTGACATGGGCGAAGGCAGCGCAAGCCGCAGGCGTCTGGATTACTACGAACGCCTGTACAGGGCGGACGCGGCGGATTTCGGGCGTATGCAGCGGACAAGCGGGGCGGTAGTCAGGTCAACGTTAATTCGGAGGTGATGTGGGCTATGAAGTGCGGGCGCAGGTGTATTACCGGAAACTATTGCCGGGGATAGTGAATTTTCTTACCTCAAAAGCGCGTAATTCCCGCAAAGAAAAAGCCGTGGCGAAAGAGGCAATTTCGATTGTGCGGGAGCGGACGGCGGCGGGGATTGACACAAACGGACAACGCTTCATTCCCTATTCCGAAGGATATGCGAAGCAAAAACAGGGGCTTGTCCGGGAGCTGAAAAAAGCGCGTGGGACGCGGAAACTCAATCAGACGGCGGGAAGTTATCCCTCGTGGCTTCGTGCCACAGGGCAAACACTTTCGGCTATGCAGGCGGACGTAACGTCGGCAATTACCCTACGGGGCATTACCCTCAGCATCCGCTTCAAATTCCGCGAAAACGAAAGCGCCCTCATCGCATCCTACCACAACGAAACAGGCGCGGGCAAATCCCGCGTAAAACGCGAATTCTTAGGGCTTTCCCGCGAGGGTACTACCCGCCGGAGAGCCGAGGAAGAACGATTATACAGGGCATGGAAAAATGGCTGAATCACCGCTTGCCGCACTCGAATTTGCCGTGAAAACGGGATTGACGGCGTATAAATACTCCGTCAAGACCGGCAACGGGGCTGACCTCTCGGATTTCCTTACGGCAGTTGCCGCAAAGAAGCCGGCAGCGTTTGTTTCCTACGGCGGTTTTGAGGAAGGGCAGCGTTACGCCTCCGGCGTGGAGGCGGACGACGGACGGGAAATGTACACCATTTATTTCATAGCGGAAACGGACAAAATACGGACGCATATCAACGCTCTCAGGGCGTGGCTGCGGACGGACGGCAATGACATATTCAGCGACGAAAACAGAAAGATACGCCGCATTTGCGCCCAGCGCGGGGCGGCAATCAGGATAAACGGCGCGGATGTGTTTGAACTAACGATTGCAATTATCTAACTACTAACGGAGAATAACAATGGCTTCTGGTGGATTTAACCTTACCGATTTTATCGGTGTAAAGGACGACCATTCCGGTCTTGTTGACCTTGATGCGGACATGGCGCTCACGGCAACGGCGGCAACTACCTACGCTCACGTGGGGCTGTCGGCGAATAAAAACTTCGGGGCGACCATCACCCCGACGAAGAAAAACTTAGGGGTAAAAATATCCCTCGACCAAGACAAATACGGCTCGGGGCTGCTGAAATTGATAAACAACTTCATCGTTACCGACGATTCGACGGCAACGGAGTATTATCAGGACGGCACGGCGGCATCATCCGTTGCATCCTCGGCAACGGAGCATAACTTGCTCGCCATTACCTACGAAACGCTTGACCCTGACGACCCGACTGACGTTATTGTAACGTGCGCTTTGGGCGGATTCGTTGAGGGCAGCGGGACCCGGACGGGTAAGCATGAGGAACGCATTAAGCCGACGATTGAATTTGTGTCTAAGGCGGCAACGGCAACGATTTCAATTCCGGCGGCGCTGTTCAAAAGCGACATTGTAACGCCCGGCGGGGCGCAGTCGCTGACGAGCGGATTAGAATACGTTACGCTGTACTTACCTGCAACGTAATTCTTAACAGCAGGCCATGGAAATTCTCTGTGGCCTGCATTTTTTTTATCAATATCATTCAAACATGGAAAAAAGCACAGCAACACGGAACGTAGAAACTATTGCGGGGAAAGACGGCGAACCGTTGCAAATACCCGTCAGAGTTCCGTCCGGCAAGGCAATTTACGATGTAAATAAAGCCCTGAAAAAGTCAGTAGCGGATAAAACGACAATGCAGGCGACCTCGGCGGTCATGGACAAACTT